TGCTTTACTTGTCTAAGTATTATAGGTAGTCGAGACTTAGCACGGTTTGCTTTGTAGTCAGGGTACAGTTTGCGTCGGAAGTTAGCACGGTCTGATAGACACAGTACTACATTCTCACACCTCAAAGTTTCTCTGAACTCCTGTATCTTATTTATCACACGAGCTTTAGCTAGTGCCATATCTGCGTGTACCGTTCACAGTTCTTCCTTCCATTCTATCGGTTCTTCTGCGACCACAGCTGCCTCGAAAGCGAGGACATCAGCGTCGATCAGTAATGTTGTTTTGGTTTTACTCATAATAGGCACTCCAATTGTTTTGGTATTGTTTGTATTTTGATTTACTTGGGTTGTCAGGGTACAGCTTGATCGTCTTACTCTTTATCAAGTATCTAGGTATCATCCACCACTCCTTCAAAGGCGATATATAAATACCTACAACATCGATGTCATCAGACATATGTCCCTTTACCGATGCACCACATGACGAGTTAACTGTGTAAGCTGACTTGTCCCTGACGCTCGTGCTTTTTATCTGTACCTTTAAGTCTCCCGCTGGGCAAGTAACAATGAAGTCCCAAGGCATCGGTGTTGTAGGTGTGTGTGGTTCAAAGTCCCGCTCTAAGCATTCAGCTATGAAACGAGTCTCTGCTATTGCACCTATCCGTTGTGCGTTTGATGATGGCATGGTAAGGTCTTGGGTATCATAGAGAGTAGCAAGGGTAGTGTACATATCGTATTGTACTTCGTCCATCATCAATGTGTCTCCGCCCATGTGTCTCCTACTTTGTACTCACCGTCCAACTGTACATTCAGCTTCAGTTCTTTACCAGCTACACGAATCGCTTTCACTGCTAACTTACCGAAGTCCTCTGCGTGTTGTGGTATTACTTCTGCTTGGAACTCGTCGTGGATGTTAGCAACAAATGCGTACTCTCTACCGTGCTGCCATCTGCTCTTACCGAGTGCATGGTATAACTGTATCAAAGCTACCTTCATACACACAGCTCCGGCTGATTGAAGTAACATGTTTAGTGCTGCGTGACTACTTCTGATTGGTAGTAACCTACCATCTAGTCCTTTTAGTATACCACCGTTCCGGACTTTATTATCTATGGCTTCTTTTAACTTACGCAGTGCTGGCATGTTATTCATGAACTTACGCTTCAGTAGTATCCCTTCTTTTAAACCACCGCCCACGATTTCACCCATGAGTTCAGGACCAGCACCATAGAGTAGAGCATAGATGAATGTCTTAGCTTGATCTCTTGTTTCCAAACCTGCTGCTTTCTGATTAACAGTATGTATATCATCTTCCAACAGATACCTAGCGTACTGACCACCATCATAATTAGCTAGATAGTGAGCTAACATCCTTAACTCTAAGCCACTAGCATCACATCCCACCAACTTATATCCTTCACCCGCACCGAACAATTCTCGACACTCTTCACCGTATGGTATTGAACAGCTAGGAACTTGGGCAACATTAGGTTTACTATGTACACACCTACCTGTTACAGCTCCATTAGTATTAACACTACCATATATCCTCCCATTCTTTTGTAGCTTTAACCATGCACTGTTACCTTCTGATATTGCACCCAATCTTTTCTGCAACAACAAGTACTTCAATAGCTTCTCTCCTATAGGGTGATCTATCTTTTTTAGTGTAGCCTCATCAATCTTAGGAGTGGTAGCATCTGGTTCTACTGGTAAGTCATAGCCTAACTTCTTTAGTTGTTTAGCTATCTCTTGTCTACTGCCCGGATTAAATGGTATGTACTTAACTTTGTTATCTAACCTAACAGCATCTTCCACCCGCTTCAGTACCTTCTTAGCTTCACGCAGTTTGTTACGAAGTTCACCTTTAGTCTCAGCTTCAAACACCTCACCATCTAACTCTAGTCTCCAACCAGATGCTGTCTTCATCTCAACCTTAGTTGGTTCACAGATAGACTCTAGCTCGTCAGCTACTTCAGCCCGTTCACCTATCAACTTAACTTCCAACTCTTCAGCTTTCTTTACATCAAATGCAAAACCGTGTTTCTCCTGTTGAGATATGATAAATGCGAACCAGTGTTCGATAGCTATCATCTGATTGCTTGGCTCTTGACTGAGTAGATAATCGTACAGCAGCTGTGTAACTATACAGTCTCTCTCACAATACTTCTTCATCTCATCGTTGTAGTGATCGAATGCACCGTCCTCTTCTCCGTATGTCAGCTTCGTCTGCTTACCCATCCGGTGTCCCCAAGCTTTCAGTGAGTGACTACCTACAAGTTTAGGATCGAAGTTATTCCGTCCGAAGTCCTCATTGCGTAAGTCAGAGAAGATACACCTAGATAATACTAAGGTATCAACTACTTTAACAAGAGGTGGAGAGAATCCGTACAGCTTCTTCAGTGCAGGTATATCAAACTTAATAACATTGTGTCCGACGATACGGTCTGCTTCTGCTAAGGCTGTCAGTCCACGGTGTATACTATCTCCTGCAAAGGTCACCATCTTAGGAGTCATAGGATCGTACACAGACAAGCAGTGTACCGTGTGTAAGTCCGTCAGATTAGTGAAGTCTTCAAGAGCATTTGTTTCTATATCAAAGAATAGTGTTCTCATGATGCAAAGTAAAGTACCTCGTTGTCTTCACTTATAGCTTTAGCAGCTTTCTTAATGAAATCATTGTTTTCTTTCTCGTAGTTCTCACCGAGGTCAGCAGTACTCAATGCTTGTATATCACTCAACTGTAACTCAACACCCATATCGATAAGCTGCTCAGGATTTTCCTGTCCGTAAACATTCTTACCAGGACTGCCCCTCTTACTCCACTCTTCTTCTATAACAGAATGTAGTTCATAGTTATTCCTCCACTCAAACTTAACGATTCTTTGTTTCTCAGTTTGTCCTCTTTTGTTTAAATAAACATATGCTTTTTGATCTAGTCCCATATTAATTGTTCTCCGGTTTATCTTGTATGTTGTTTTCTTTTATTAGTTTCTGATAAGGTACTAGCTTCTTTAAAGCTGTAACCCAATCGTTGTTGTGTAATCTATTCTTTGTGTTGCTGTTCTTCGCTGCGTCTATACACATATCAAAGAACTCAGCTTTCCACTTACTAGAATGGTTGGTTAGTTTCTTCTTCTTCATTGAATGTGTTACTCCTCTCTTCCTCGGTGCATCGTCCGGTGTCTATGTTGTAATACAATGTACTACAGTGTCCGGTCTCTCCGCTGAATCGATTCTTCAGTACTCTTACTTTTGTTTCGTTGGATAGCCTGTCGCTTTGTTGGTTGCGTTCAAGTCCGATGACCATGTCCGATAGCTGTGCGATTGCTTGACTTCCTCTCAGATGATGTAGACTTACTCGTCCACCCTCTTCATGTCCAGTATCCACACGCTTCAAGTGACTGACCAACACCATACCACACCCTGTCTCTTCTACTAGAGATCGTAGCTTGGTCATAGTATTATCGATCAGTCTGCGTTCGTCGTCTCCTTGGATACCACTAACAACAATCGATAGGTGGTCTAGGAATATCCATTTACAATCGAAGCCCTTACTTAAGTACCTAATCTTAGATAACAGATTGTCGGACTCCATACTCCCGAAGTGATCGTAGGTATAGAACTTACCGTTACCAACTGTCCTATCGAACGCAGGTTTCATCTCCTTCTCATCTAACATATCATCATCAAGGTGTAGTGGTTTGTTCATGTGGATACCAAGGATACCCAACGCTGTACGCCTGACGGATTCTTCAAGAGCTATGTAACCTACACTCTCACCCAGTCCTAACAGATGGTGTGCTATCTCACGACAGAACAAACTCTTGCCGATACCACTACCAGCAGTAACAGTTACAAGTTCACCCAACCTCATACCGTGAGTGATACTGTTAAGACCAATGAATGGATACGGTTTGCTTTTGTGTTCCTCCTTGTGGCTGATAACATCCCAGAGTTCCTTACCATTTACGATGCCGTCCGGTCTGTACTCACGAGCATCGAACAAGCACTGTACTAACTCTTTACTTCTGTTAGCAACAAGCATGTCGTTCGCATCTTTTAGTGGTAGCTCTGCGATGTGTGCTTTGCCAGGTGTTAAGAGTGCTGCACATTCTGCTGCTCCCTTTCGTCCGACATCATCCATATCAAAGCAGAAGACAACTTG